ACAAGAGGAAGTATCTCCTCACTTTTATCTGGCAACAGAGATAAACACTCATGCTTGGTCAGAAATGAGCGTTTCCAGATAGCCCTACAGTCAGATAAGTCAGTCTTGCGGAAAAATGGATCCATGATGAAAGAGTTGTAAGGGAGATTGTCGATTTTTATGTTGCCAGATATGGGATCCGATCTATAATCCAGCCACACATGCAGAAAGTTCATACCCCCTACAAGCGAGCCATGAAACGCATCCGAGACTGTCTCTAATATCTGCTCCTGCTGGTTGAGCCATATAAGAATTTTTGAGTACTGATCCGCCGTGCTTTCATCTCCGTTTTCCACTGGGATAGCTATCATGGTCTTTCTGTTTTTTCTCTGATATCCAGAGATCATATTGACCACACGCCTGATTCTATTAAAACTAAATTGCCTTCTGCGATTAATAGGTAGATTACCGTAAACATCTTGCCAAACTGTCTGATCACCACACTCGAACCGCCAATCTGTATCTGCTTCACTCCAGAAAGATTGGTTTAATGAGATAGCCTCTGCATAGAATGTTTCCATTCGCTGACGAATAGACTTATCTTTTTCGTCATAATATGCAGGGCCCAACTGAGGAAATATCATCTTTCACCCTTTTTTTTACATGACCCTAGGGGGGCGTTCATGAATCGCCCGTACGTACGCTACTCTCTCAATTCGAGTCTATGTAAATGCTGGGTTACAACAAAGATATTTATTTTAGACATGAAAAAACCCGCAAGTTATTACACTTACGGGCGAACAACACCATCGGATATTTCAGGAGCCTATCCACATGTGGTGTAAGGAAGTTAGATATGCCTTGAACTCTCTAACTCAGCTTGTGCTGTTAAAATATGCTTTAAATTAAGTAGAATCTCTACCATTTCTTCGTCTTTATCCAAGTTTAGATACGTTATGTACCAGTCTATATCGACATATGGTTTATACCTGTAACTTATTATCTTAGCATCTTCTTGCATGGCCGTTTGACACTCTTTTCGACCATAAAGGGGGAAAAATACCCTACGTAAACAACCATCTGTCGGATGCATATCTACTAATGCTCGCCTTCGCCAGTCTGGCATAGCGCTAAAGTGATGATCTTCTAACTCCATAATGAAGAATTTTCCCTTTTCTCTCGCCAGTTTCATTTTTTCTCCTAGAAAAATGGGCCAGAGGTGTGTTTAGGAGTAGTCCCCTGGCCACTGCGAATGTCTTTTTAACTTTCAGACTCGTCCATTTCCTGCGTGTCTAACATTTTAGTCTGAATTGCTTGTTCCTGTTTTCTTAGTTTACGCTTTTTCATCTGACTTTTAAACTCTGTTTTACTAATTGTTCCTAGAAAGACAGATAAAGCCGTAATCAGAGCGGTGATTAAAAGAGAACATCTAATTTTCATCAAGATACTCCCTATCTTCTTCTGGGACTTCTTCTTCTACGGGCTCATATTTTATGCTTTTAACAGCTTTAAGATTGATTAAATTATCCCCTAGCCTGAATAATTTATCTGGGTTGGCTGATTCAAGTCGTTCGAAAATGTCTTCCGCCTTGCCAAATGTTGTCTGATACTCTAGTTCCGCCCATTCGCTAGGGCTATCTTCACCGAAATAGACGCTAATTATTACTTCCTGACCTCTTTCCATAATCTTCTCCATAGATACTGGGTTAATTCATACACGCCTAAAATAAAAATAAGCAGTATTAATATAACCATTATTCCCAGCAAACAAGTAGCTAATATTGCAGCTTTTTCTAAATCAGCCAATCCAGCCTCATTTCCTCGGCGATACATCCATTATTTTTTAATCTCGGGCTCTATCACTTGGTGATAAATATCCTGGCACCAGTCCATCACGTCTTGCAACGGGCTGTTAGCTGGGATAAACTTTTCAGCCATATCGAAAAACGGATGTAGTGTTTTAATAGTCCAAATAATATCCTGATAAATAACTTCGCGCTTCTCGTCAGTTAACTTACCTAGTGTTACCAGATTTAATAACTGATCATGATTGTCTCTAATGTTCATCAAGAGACTAATTACTACTTTTTCTAATGCCGCTTCTAAAGTGTTCATCCTACGTCCTTTCCATAAGTTAAACATACTCATCTAAACATCTCCGGTAAATTACCATTTTCTCCCAGTAGCGCTTCTCTATATCGCTTATCCAACTCTTCAGCGCTTAATCCGTCGCGTGTTTTAGGCAGCGACATACAGAGATACCGCATTGCATCGGCTGCATGCGAGAATATATCGTGCAATGGGTGGTCTTTATAGACCTTGCGCTTACTATCATATTCACGACGATAGCACTCTAGGGCTTTTATTAGAGGGCTACACTTCTGCTCGTCGATCCATACCTTGCCTAGCGTCGCCCTAACCATCTCGATACCATCTTCGATAGGCATGTTAGGTAGTACTTTAAAGTTAATACCAAGCTTTCTTGCCTGTTCAAGTCGAGAAAGACCAGTCCCAAGCTCACGCACAGCAATATCATGAGGTGCGAAAAACGAACCATAAGCGTATTCCTTCTGATTAATTATCTTAGCATAATGATCTAAGCCCTTATCGGTATTCTCGTAATAATCTATAATTCTAATCACTTGTCCGCAGACCTGAAAGAAAATTAAAACCGTGGGGTCATTCATACCCAGGTCGCATACAACATGCACCTTATAGTTACTTTCCCAAGGAACTACCGTAATTCGATTCTCCAGCTTCATCTTGTCCAGATACCTAGAATAATAGGCCCCCTCAACCCCGGCAGAGAACGAAACATAATATTCTTGTTGTATTAAATCTTCAGACATAAGGCCTTCTGCTCGCTCTTTGGCAATTTCATGCAGTGGAATATGCCCAGTCTCTTCTACTGTCATGCGCAAATTAAACCACTCCGGGTTCTGCTGAGCTATGTTAAATAACTCGTAGAAATGGTTCTTGCCTCGAGGCGTGGACACGAAGATCATAGCCCCATCGTTAGCAACTATGATGGGGCGCAAGAACTGATATGCTCTTGGGTCTTGTAAGGCGTATTCACTGTATATGATTAATTTAGGGTTAGTTCCTACAAGCGAGTCGACGTTATCAGATCCACATAACTGCAATAAAGAGCCATTAGTGAACCTGATCTTCATATCCGAAGCGTTCATAGAATCGATTAGCTCGGACGGGATGAAGTCCAAGAACCTCATCCCATTATTTAAAACAGAATCCCAGATAATACGGCGTGCCATTGCAAACGTAGGAAGAATGTAGTAGCAGACTATACATTTGCGTATACACTCCCTAATAGCTAGATTCCAGCACGCCACATCTTTACCGGCACGTCTTGGCAGTGCGGCAATGATGCGCTTGAACTTCTTATTCTCATAAGCATCAAGTATTGGAACCTGGTAAAACCTCGGCTGAAACTTGTTCAGTATTATCTGACTCTCTGGCTTGACGCGTACGTCCTTCATACTCTCTCTTCAATCTCTCTTCTTCCGCCAATAATTGCGTGTACTCTTCATCGAATAGACGTCTCTCCTCAGGCGTCATACTCGCTATGAGTCTATCAACGGTGCTTTTCTGTATTTCTTTTTTTAACTTACGCTCGAAACGGTTCTTAGATGAATGACCAGTAGCATTTCTCGGAACATCACGAGGAGCACTGTACTTTAATCTAAAAGCCCTACTCTGCGTTGCCATCTACTTCTCTTTCTTTTTCTCCACTAAAGACTCAATATCGGCAGAATTCATGCAGATATCACAGAAGTGTTTCGTATTCTTCCCGATTTTTATTGCAACTAGCTTATCTTTATCTATCTCGCGATTACATACATCGCAAGTGTAAATTACCATCTTCATTTCTTCTCCTGGAGCTGTTCGTTAAATGGAGCGAAGGCTTTAATAAGTCCGTTATTTTTACTGTGGCTAATTGTTAGGTGTAGCAATGCCCAGAAGCATTTATTACATAGCATAGGTCTATTGAGCATGTCTTCGCCATTGTGCATAACGATTAGCCTGAAACCGGTGTTATATGGAATCTGCTCACTGCAGCCATCACAGGTGTGAAACTTCTTCTTAGGTGTCAGCTTAAAGTTAGGTGAGTCTGGGTAGATTGGCTCTTTTTCTTGGATATGAGTGTCGTCAGGAAGAATGTCTGGATGTTTTTCATGCTTATATTTAATAATAATCGCATCGTATTTAAGCCCTAACACCTTACATAAAAGCATTAAAGTGCGTTCACCTGGTAGACTCTTACAGCTTTCTACACTTCTTAAAAAGGAAACACTAGTAAAAATCATCTCGGCCAGAGCCGCTTCAGTCCAGCCCAGCTCTTTACGTCTTGTCTTTATCAACTCGCCTATCTTCATAGGTCTCTCCTGATTAAGTCAGCCGCTTGCTTGTATTCACGGCTTAAACGCTGCTCGTAAAACTTCATTCGCTCTTGTTTCAATAAACCCCATGCTTTCTGCAGATCTACCTCGAGCAACTTACATAGATCCACGAAAAAGTCTGGAGTAGGGTACTTATCACCCTTCTCTATCAGAATTAATAAACTTGGACGGATATCTAAACGAAGTGCGACAAATGTCTCACTCATCTCCTTGGATTCCCGTGCTTCCCTTAGGAGTTTCCCCAGGGAGACGGTTTTTATCTGTGTCTTGAACATTACTATTCTCCAATAGCTTCTCTTCAGGTTTAATCTCCGGTATTACTACATACTGAACTCTAGTCTGGCCAGCTTCTCCTGCTGGTTGCCTCAAGGATGCCCGCCATTCAACGATTTTCTTCCAGTCGGCTGAATAGTGTGGCATCATGTAAGCCGTTGATCCTGGCTCAAATTTACGCATAAGCATCCCCTTCTCCCTTCTATCGCCTATTACCATTCTCGCATACTCTTGCGCCTTCTCTAGGATTGGATACTTACGTGATAACTCACAGAAATCTTGGCTTATAATACCAATCGAACGATAAAACTCAGTCAGCGTAACCGCGTCATTAGACTCTTCTACCCACTTCACTAACTTGGTCGCCATCTTCTCAGCCCACACTTGTGAGGCTATCTGCTTGGTCAACGTCGTCATATTCATAAAAGTGGTGTAATTGTTAGGTAGATCAGAGTTGAGCGTATCACACTCAGATTTCTCTAGTAATTTCTTGTCTTTCTCGTCCTCGTTGTTCTTCTTACGCTGCATCTGCACATATCTTACAGCAGGCTCTATCGTATCACCTCTGTATTTTCTTGGCTTCTTGTCCGATAACTGGCTCATCGGGCATCTCCTTTATCGTAAAGACGGTTCTTGGTTTAGAATCGTACACTTTTAATGCAACTATTTTAGATATTGAACAGTCGTCACTGAATATTATTTTATTAGAAATATCGCTTGCGAATTTAATTAGATTATCCAGATCAGGCTTACTAAAATGTGGTCTGCCAGTTTTATGCTTCCCCTTAGCTCCCATAGGCATAAAAAAAACCACTTCCATTTCAAGTGGTCCGCTAAACAATTTTAGGCCTGCCATCTGGTGTGTCAGTCCCATGGAAGCTACAAACTTCTCATGCTTCTGAGAGTCATAGAATGTACCTCGTCCCATTCTGGCTCTGGCCAGCGGAATTGGATCTCCAGGCACGGTAAATGTCATTGATCTCATCTCTCTCTCCAGCTACGCCCTATCTTCTCTCTCCACTATTAACTATCCGTTAGCCGTATACTACCAAACAGTAATTAAAACCACGAGGGGGAATTTTTTATTTTATAAATGTCGTTTTAAAGAACGTTTACCGTGAAAAATAACCATAAAGAGTGAATTTATACCCTGTTTTTTAAACATCAGGAGTCAGAAAGTGATTTAACTCTCCATTAGCTTCTTGGATTTTAGTGATTGCCCATAGTTCGTCAGCCATACGTTTAATTATCTCGTCACGCTTCTTAATATCGTCTTTGTATATCTCAGCAGTTGCAGCGATTCTAGAAAAAAGACCCGCCACCCTACGTGCCCTATCTTCAGCAGACATTTCTCCCCTTACAATGCTTTAAAAACTTAATATATTTCTTTAGATTCTTTACTGTCTCTAGTGTAGGTAACTCATCTTGTAATCCAACTAGATCGCATATATCTATATCAATATCGTTAAATCTAATAAACTCCACGATCTTTAAAGTATCCAGCTTTACTTTCGGAGCTCGCTGTTTCCAGATATCACACAGTACGGCATATATTTTTTTATATGGCTGACATTCAAAGTCTGATTCGATTAACTTGGAATCAATTGCGCTCTGTATTAACTCTTCAGAAAAAAGAATAGTTTTAATTATAGACTGCTCTAATTGTTGTCGGTCTGCCATGGATTTTCCACAAAAGCCATCGTAGTCTTATCGAAATATAATTTAGTCACACCGGTCGAATCGTTTCTATTCTTGGAAACGATTATCTCTAAAACGCCAGCATCTGTAGTATCGGGATTATAGTACTCATCTCTATAAAGAAGCATAATCATATCAGCATCTTGCTCTATGCCGCCTGATTCTTTAAGATCAGACATCATCGGACGCTTATCAACTCTAGATTCTACACTTCGATTTAACTGAGATAGGCAGACTATAGGAATATCTAATTCAGTAGCCAATGACTTTAATTCACCAGAAACATATGTAACTTCGGTATAATCCATTCTTCTGGACCCACTCGTTAAACGCTGTAGATAATCTATAAAAATAATATCGACTTGGTTATTATATTTTAACTTTCTAGCTTCACGTTTTATATCGTTTATATTTCTAGTTTTCTCGTCTATGAATACATTAAATTCTTTAAAATCTCTATCAATTGCTCGGAAGAAACACGCCTCTTCTTCGGCGCTCATGCTCCATTCTCTTATCTTACGAAATGGGATTCCTGTAAATTGTGATAATAACCGAATCACTATGTTAGTCGTAGACATTTCCGCAGAAAAAAAGCCTACTTTCAGACCATTTAAAGCCATATTTTTTATCATTGTGGTTATTAGCGCGGTCTTTCCCATAGCCGGTCTTGCGCCTATGATAGTTAATTCCTGCTTATAGAAGCCACCAATAACACTATCTAATGATACAAATGACGAAGAGCATTTATTAGTCGACGGAGACATTATTCGTTCCATTGCTGCTTTAAATGCTATAATGAAGGGTTTAAAGTCTGAAAGATCGTCAATTGTGTAGGACTTATAAAGTTTTTCTACGAGTTGGATGGCTTTACTTTTCTGGTCTGGATCATTTATATTTTTAAAAATGGGTAATAGTTCGTAAACAGATTCAATTTGGGTTCTTGACCAAGAGGTCTTTTTTACCATTTTAGCGTAATCTTTAATAGACATTGAAGGAGCAAACATTTCCTCTAATGCCATAAGAATGGATATATCAATTTTACTAGAAGTGCCTTTAGCTAATAAGTGTTCATGAATCTTTCTAGAATTAAAGTGTTTGAATTCTGAGTAGCACTCTTTCATTGCGCTAAAGATTAGTTTATGTTCTGGAAGAGCGAAATCGTATGGTTCTATTATTGATACTATATCTGGGAACATATCAGAATCCATTAGAAGGCTACCTAATAAAATTCGTTCGGATTCCAGACAGGTGGGCAGTGCGCCAATCAAAGATTGGTGTGACATATAAGGTCTTTCGTGTATATTGGAAGTATATTTTTTTTACAGGGCTCAATTCTAGCAGGGAAGTCATCTAGTTGCAAGAATTGAGCTAAAGAAAGCCACCAATCGGGCTAACAATTTTCCACCATTAGACGGAATACTGGTGGGCGAACTTCTATCTTTTCCAGGATATCGAGTAATTTTTCATATGCTTTTTCAGAAATATTAGGGTTATATCCCAAATTCGAAACTCTTTCTGCTTCTTGATGGTATAAATTTATATTTTTTATCTTATTTAAAGTAAATAGAGAGGCACTTGACTGCTGGCAATAACCGAAGATCTTGCACAATTCAGATAGAAATGCAGTGCGATAGTGATTAGGTTTCTTAAAAGTTCTGAAGATTTTAAATAGTCCAGAAGCCTCTAGGCGCATGTTTACAGATGAAACAGTGTCAATGTGGCAATTGGCGAATTTAGCAATTGCGGTTCGCGATAAGACTTTAGCCCTTACTACAGCCATAAACCACGTTATTGCCTTAGTGATTTCATAAAGGTCACCCTTCATGTTATTTTCTAGGAAAAAAGTTATTGATTCGCCGCTTTCAAGCGGTTTTCTCTTGACTTGTGAACTGGAGGTGATATTATGTTGTACATAATTGAAATTAAAAGACATTAAAAAGCCTCCTCTCCTCTTGGATTCTGATTCTGATTCTGATTGGTCTAGGCATTTTAGGTCTCCTTGTTAAGCAAGAAGCAGATCCGTTCCGCCAAGAAAAGAAGTGCTAATTGCGATTGGTAAATTTCAGTTACTTTTAAATTGGATAAAGAATAACCTAAGTTAGAAAAAAAATAAAGCTAACTTAGGTTGGGTAGTATAGAAAATTGAAATATATATAAAATTGAATACCATGCGGTGTTTAGCCGGGGTATGCTTTTTCTAATTTTAAAGGCCAGACTTTCTGGCCTTTTTTTTATTCCACAAATTTCAGCCTCTTATCAGTAAATAATTTCAGTAACGTATAAGTCTTTAAAGAAATATTATCTCTCTGGGGTTTTACTTTTCCTCGTCTCGAATATTTTCTCCACAAGACAGATTCTTGAATATCTTCTCCTCGTAAGAACTCACTGACCGTCGAAATATTTAAGCCGGATTTATATGCAACTTCTAATAAAGTCAGATTCCCAGACTTAATTACTTTCAGTAGGTCAATTCTAAGCTGCTTAATTTTCTCTCTGTAATTCTCTCCTAGCGACTTGATCAATTGTTTTTCATACCGCAAACTAAACTTACAGCTCTCTGACACGGACTTTTCCCTTCTCTAGATTATATAAAAATAATTTATTATAACGATTCGTTATGCTTGACTAATAATATCATACATGTTAAGCTATGTACAGTAGTTGAAAAGTAAATCGTAAAGTTGTAAGTAATAAGAGAGGTAAAGTAACATGGAATTTCTAGATACTCTTATCTGTTACGCAGTTGTGTTTATTATCCCTTCAATATTTGTCTGGAATATTTATGCCAGTCTGCGCTTAAGTCGTGGAATGTATCGCACATTCTGGAAGGCGGGGAAATAACATGGCCTGGACTAATAACTCCAATAATGGAAATTCTAATAACGGTAACGGAAATAAGAATTATAAACCTGCTGAGCCGATAGTCTTGGTTAATCTTGGTAAGATCGAAGCTGCTATTGAAAAGATGGCCAGTGCGCCACAATTCGATTTCTCTGATATAGAAAAATCACTACAGAATATCAGTAAATCTTTAACCAGAATTGCAGTCTTAATGACATGTGAACACACTAAAAATACTTCTGGCAGAGCGTGTCCTGGTTGTTTAGTTAAACCTTTAAATTCAAGGGAATAGTAGGTGAAAATCGAAAATGAGAACTTTTTACTGGAATATATAAAAAGTGTTATCTCAGATTTAAAAGAGCCAGTGAAATCCACCAAGCACTATGATTTTAAGTGCTACATGGTGATTCTTAAGTTAGAAATGATAAAAATCTATAATAAAGAAGAGAGAAAACATGAAGAAAAAGACAGTTCGAATGAAACAACGACCTAACAGGAGTCGCAAGACGACTTTAACAAGAAAGAATAGATATGCACTTTCGATTTTATCCAATTTCGCATCGGGGTATGTTCCAGCGATGCTTCCTAACTGGTGTCGTTATGATAACGTCACTGAACGCGGCGAATGTATCACCATCAGAGCCACAGGCTCCTCTGCAACAGTCAAGTTCGGAGGAAAAGACGACTAACGTAGATCGAGCTATAGAGTTTTTTAAGACTTACATCTATCTACCATCATCCAAGCTGGTAACCAGTAATGTCTTAGATAAACTAGAAATAAAGGATATCTTAAAATTATTAGATGATAGAATATATCAGACCATTAATAAAATCTTGGAGCATAATAAAGAAGCTCAAGAAATTTATGTAAAAGGCGGAGATAGAGATAAAATAAGAGCCATATACGTAGAGATGGCTAACATATACGAGTCATTGCACCAAGTTGAATCAAGAGTAAGAGCACTATATCCAGAAGAGCATATGTTGAAGCTCTTTAATGTTTTACAGAAGATACATGCTAAGCAGTATCAGATAACTTATAAACCAGAAGAAGATAAAAAGTCTTTCTGGGACGTTTTTAGCGGGTCATAAATGGAACTAGAGCAGTTAGAAATTATGGTCAGTTTGCTTTTAGGGACACTAGAAGAAGAGATTCGTCAGAGGGCGGATGGGTTGGCTAAATTGATTAAATCTGATGCTCCAGAAGAAGTTTTAATGAACGCTCAGTTAGAATTAGCGGAGCTAGTGCACTACTTTTCAACTACTGGCCTCTTGGAGGCTTTACGAGTGCGCTGGCCCGCTATGAACGAGTTATTCGACAGGCTTTTAAAATTACGGCAAGCTAAAAAGACTACAGAAGAGTTAGATTATTTGAGAAAGAATAGTAACGGATGAAAGTTTAGACTTTCGAAGAGGAGACTCTGGAGAGAAAGCCAGGGAGAGAAGATAGAGAGTCGGTAGTGAAGGACCGATGTGGAAGGAAAAGTAGTAGAAGCTGCTGCTGTGGCTGCGGAGAAAAAGTCACAGTGGATGGAACAATTGGAATTTTTAAGGGCGTTAAAAGAGCTCATTAAGAAAGAGGCCGAGGAGATAGCGGAGAGTTCTCATACAGAAGATCCCTATCAATCCCCTAAGACTAATGAACTTAATGCAGCTAGGGCTAAAGCAGCTCTAGACTATCCTAAGATTGGATTCAATCAGGAGAATCCATATTTTAAATCCAGTTATACAGATCTGGATGGGATAATGATGCTAGTAAGACCAGTGCTTGCCAAGCATGGACTGTCAGTAGAGTTTAAGACAGTAATTAAACAAGATGGCAGCACAGAGCTTCGCACCAGATTGCTACACTCTAGCGATCAGTGGTCGGAGACTAGGGCTCGGATAATACCCACGAAGAATGATCAACAGTCATACGCAAGCGCTTTGACATACATGAAACGCCATCAGGCTATGGCTCTGCTTAATATAACTATCTCTGACGACTGGTCAGATGACGATGCCGAGCGGAACATGGCTCCAGTAAGAGACGGAGCTAAGTCTGGAACGGCTATAAACACTAAGTATAACCCTAAGGAGCAATCCGGATCGGTTATAACCAAGGAACAACTTGATGAGTTAGAGTATGAGCTAGGGGAGTTCCCAGATATAGCACAGATGGTTTTAGATGGCTTAAAGATAGAAAGCCTGGCAGATATGCCTAAGAGTAAGTTTCAGGTATCGGCACAGCGAATAAGAGAGATAAAGAACGCAAGACTGGGAGTAAAGTAACCTTAATAGAGGAGTTAGGTATGCCTATCGTAATTAAACATACAATACCAGGAAAATATAACTTAGAACCATATAAAACCGTATGGAAAGTAGAAGGTACGGACAATCCCGATTTAAAATATATTCAGATTAGTAAAGATGAACAATCCCCCAACTGGGTAACCATTGGGGATTTCCTTCAATTAGTTTTTAAGCCCGAAATAGAAAAAGAAGAGTTCTTGGAAGAGTGTTTTAAGAAATTATCCTAAAATGACCTTAGGGAGAAGTTTATGAAGATAAAGTACTTTTATGCCCTAGCGTTAATAATCATTGCGCTAGGGGCAACGTCGTGTGCTAAAAAGAACATACCCCATAGCGAAGAAGAAGATTTCATTGAAGCGGATCTTGATGACGGTCCCATGTGTGGATGTGAAGATAACGTCTATCACTTACGGTATATATATAATTCCCCTACAATAATATAAAACGCCGTATCCAATCCCGAGACTAGACACGGCGCAAAAGGAGAGAATAGTAATGAATATTTCTAATCTATATCTCTAGCACTCCTCCCTTTATAATCTGGCTGGCTGAAAACTAATTCTGCATATTGCGTTCTATCGGTAGGGATATATTTTATTCCCCTAGCGGTTAACTTATCATCCCATTCAGCTTTTAATCTCTTAAAGCACTGCTCATATTTATGAGACACTATCCAGGCCAAACGTCTCTCAATATCTTCATCGAATTCTTCTGAGCGTATCTCGTTGCAGATTACTTTTTTTATCGTATCCGTAAGATCGTAGATTATTTTATCGTCTATTTTTATTTTCATATTTGCCTCTTTATTACGAAATTCTATAACCGGTAAAGTAAGTTGCATAACAAGTTGTTACGCCTACACCTGGAATAGTTGGGGCCAGATAGTTTACTATACTTATGTTTTTGGCTGTCGCTCCTGTACCAGCGGCACATGCCCATCTGACAGTATCGCCTGCATCAAGATATACAATTGTTGTAACAATCTCAGATGTATATTGAACAGATGCTGTACTTGCCGGAATAAAGTTTGTATATACATAAGACAAGTTACTCGTTACCACATAAAGTGGATCCACACCAACTGGTCTTGGAACTGGTGGAGAGGCTGGAACGGACATTGTGATAGAAGCTGTAAAACAATATTTCCCATAATATGGAGCTGTAAATATAATCGGGGCACCTACACCGCCAGACAGAGAAGCTGTATTATCAATATCAATTGTTAGCCCGCTACTATTTCCGAAAACATAAACCGTTCCATCACCAGTCGCGTTAGTAAGCGTTGTAGTCTGTCTAAAAGCAAATAGAACACCACCTTCTGTTCCAAGATGACCAGTCTTGTCGACATAAACCGGCGTACCGGAGTAGTCTACTGTAGACCGATAGATACCATAAATATAGGTGTTATCCACACCTCGAACAGTTCTTGTTTCTACGGGGTCTGGGTTATGTGGATCTGGCGCTGGAACCGACCATTGAGTGTCATACCCTAATCGCATGGTCCTGGAATCGGCTACTACTCCCCTATGTCCTAGGGTTATGTTATAGCCTTCTGTCGTATAATTTAAGCCGGAATTTGCCCCTAGGGCGATGTTGTTGGATCCCGAGGTTAAATTACTATGGCTTAGATATCCAAGAGAAGTCGTGGTATTAGATGTGGTTACCGCATCCATGCTTTGATAACCTACACCTACGTTCCTAAAGCCTATTGCACCTGTACTTACTCTGCCTGATTGATATCCTGCATAGATGTTAGTCGAAGGTGTTTGGTTATAACACCAAGCATGTAAGAATCTATCTACTAAATAACTAGTAGAACCAATGGAATAAAATCCACTAGTAGTTGCCGTTGCGGCATAAGGCTGAAGAATCGAAGTGTCTAGATTTACTGTTACGATATTGGAAGATCCAGTGGTGTTTATATTAGCGCCACCTTTTACCTGAATGGTCGTACCTGATACAGTAGCAGTTCCTGAATCTGTAACAAACGAAATCGCACCACTAGCTGGTATACTTGAAGTAGAAATCTTATTATTTGAACCGCAGACCACCATCTGTGCACTTGGTCCATCTGGTCGGCCATAGATACCAGCGATATACGTATCATATTGCTGCCCATCACCTGTACCATGCGTACCAATACGTATAACATTGCTTTCCCCTAGTACGCCGACGTGCCCTATACAGATATTGGAACGTTCCGCTCCGGTATAGTTATAGCCCGCCCTACGCCCTAGCGCCGTATTATAGGCTCCAGTCACGTTTCGCTGTAATGCTCCATACCCAACCGCCGTGTTATAATCTCCCGTAGTGGTCAGATTGAGTGCTGCATACCCGATTCCCGTGTTGTTCGTTCCAGTCGTTAGATATTCAGTAGTTGCATAACCGACTCCCAAGTTACCAGTGGCAACGTTGTCCGTCATGGTTATATTACCGCTGCGATATCCAATAAATAAGTTCTTCCAGCTAGCAGATGCACCATACATGTGCATGTATCTATGGTTATCAAACTTAATTGTTCCAGCCGTACCCGCTTCATTAGTGAGGGGAAGAGATAAATTGCCAGCTGTGGAAATTAAATCAGCGCCAGCTTGCACCTCTAGGGCGGCATGTAACCAACCTGCAAGGTCTACGTTATCTGTAACACGTACCTCTAAAACTCCAGGACCAGTGGTATTGGTCTCTATATTGTCACCAGCATCTATTTTAATAACACCAGCAATAGGAAGACATGCTATATCATTCATATCTTTAAGGTTAGTAAGCGCACCTCCGCCTCCTCCTGGAGCTATAATGCTAATCTTGGTGGGATCAGAGACTAAATCGAAAAGAATAGAACCATCTGCAGACCATAATTCTTTATAAATAGAAGCTCCAGCTGGACCCATACCGGTTACTATTTCACAGTGTACGGCTGGATCTTGTGTAGATCTATCTAGATTTACGGTAACTGTATTGGCCACCAGATTATCAGTATTGATAAGGTCTCCGCCCAGTACGTTTATGTTACCCACAAGAGGCAACACTGGACCAGTATCTGCCGTTAACTGTACCAGTCCTGCCACACCAGCTGCTTCAAGATTTATAGAGCCCGTAATAGGATCTGTACTTATAACTACTGTTCCTCCGCCGGAGGTCAATGGTAGAAATTCTGGGGCTGGGTCGCCTGGTAAAATACCATGTCCAGTTAATACCGTTCCAACAGGGCCTTTTAAACCTATACAACGCCCAGTCGGACCAGTACCCACAATAGAATTATTATCCAGATTATCCACATAGAGCATCCCATCTTCATCGACAATTACTATTCCATTATCTTTAGCGGGATTATCTGTTCCGTTCCAGATACCGGCTACATAAATTTTATTCTGCTCACCAGCTCCTGGGGGAACTAGAGGGTTAGGGAAAGGCATTTTACCAATTCTTATGGTGTTTAAATCACCTAAGACACCTGGGTTACCTATCATAATGTCGTCTGAATCGGCGACGTCTAAGTTGGCTCCAGCATTATATCCGATTCCTATGCAGTATTGGCCATCGTCTACTCCGGAAAGGGCTCCAGATCCTACTGCCGTGCAGAACATAGCTTGGTCTACATCTCTAAGGGCGTTATAACCGATACCTGTGTTATCTGTCGCAGTGCTCATGACCAAGTTGCCGGAATTATGCCCTAGCCACGTGTTATGTGCTCCTCCCAGAGCCGTATTAGCATAGTTGTGCATGAAGTTCATGCCCCCTAGGGAGTACATACCTTCAGTGGCTGTTGCATTGGTCTGAGGCTGATTAATACTTCTTTTTAAGCAGACATTTATAGTATTAGCGTCAGGACGAGTAGTGTACATGTTGATGTAAGTACCATCGCCTAAATATGGCTCACCGCCATAGACGTTAATAATACCTAAAGCGTCAGGTACGGCAATCAGTGCATCATCTGCTCTTAGATTACCACCCCCGCCGCCACCTGCTTGTGGATAAAGTGGAAGCCATGTGGCCACGGGCCCTAGGGCAGTTCCAGATTTACGCGCTAAATACCACAGCTCGTGTGGAACTGGATCCGTAGAAGCACGCACTACCATCCATAAATCACCTTCGTTAAATTCGCTGTAATCGTTTACTGTAGGTGATCTGGCTGCAAATGTTCCTATTGATTTAGACTCCACTATATTAGGAGGCGTAGGAGCTTCTACGCCCTTGTAAGCCAGTGTGGGCTTACCTGTAAGTTTCATTGGCATACTACTTCCTTTCTATATCTAAGCTAAATCACCAAATGCGACCCAAGTATTTGCAGCTATTTTCACAAGTTTAGCTACACCATACTGGGCGCTTATATCTAAATTTCCAGCAACTGAATTTATAACTATCGTTCCATCTTCTGGAGCTATTGTTGTTACTCCTGCACCGCCTTGATATACATATACGTAAGTACCTACAGCAAAGTTAATAGTTGCATCTTTAGGTACTGTTAAGGTATTAGCCGTGCCTTTAGTCATAGTTATAAATTTACCTGCATCACCTGCCACAAGTTGATATGAATCTGTTTGATTATTAATGGTTTCAATAGTTTTAGATAACGCTATAGAACCTGCCCCATTAGTAACTGTTACGTTAGTGCCTGCTGTTAATGTAGCAAGACTAGGGTCGTTTCCTGTTGAGCCTATGAGAAGCTGGCCGTCCGTAGGAGCTGCTGTTGCAGTGATGGCTGATGTGCCAGAACCTAAAAGAATACCGTGGTCTGTGAGAGTGCCTGCGCCAGTTCCACCTTGAGCTACGCCAAGATTAGCGACAGAACCAAGTTGGCCGTTAGAGTCTACTAAGGCTACATTTAATGTGCCGCCAGGGGTAATATTATAAATACCTCCTATGAAACATGAAGTTTGTGCATTAGCACCTGTAGTTTGTCCTATACGAGTTACATAAGTTTCAGTACCTGTTCCTGAGCAACCTGAGCCTATGTTGATACAGTATTGAGGAACTGATGCGGCAGGATAGCTATTACCAGCTGCATAACCTAGAAATGTATTATTTTGTATATTACCAGTTGTTATTGTAGCGCCCGTATTTCCCCCCAAAAATACATTATATAAATTGCTTCCACTTGTCATGGCATTAGCACTACTAGATCCTATAAATGTATTGTCAGTAATGGCATTAGAAGCAACTGATAAATTTCGACCGGCTGTATATCCTAAAATTGTATTTAGATTGAAAGTATTGGCACCATTAGTAGAATTACAAGCATATGCACCTATGATGGTATTTGCACCACCTGTACCGGTATATGTAGTTAAAACATTAGTTCCAATAATAGTAGAGAGTGATCCTGCACCACCATTTTTTAATGCATTTGCACCTATAACAACTGATCCTTGTTGATTTTGTTGTAAATATTTACACGCTTCTCTACCTATTACAACCATATCAGAACAGTTACCATTACCATAAACTGTATTTAAAGCTTTATAACCTATGACAACTGAACCGTTACCGGTTGCGCTTCCAATATTATAAGATAAAGCTTTACCTGCTTCTGCACCGATAACTACACATTGAGACCAATTAGTGAGTGAAGGAGCTGCATAATAACCAATTGCCACATTATCTGTTGCGGAAATCGTATCATTTAATGCCTCTAAACCAATGCCTATATTCCTACCGCCACCGGTATGAGTAAAATTACCTGCACTAAATCCAAGATAAATGGAATTAGTCCCGTAAGAATGGGCCCAGGTAGAACCATTAACAACTATCTGTCCTACTGTAGAACTTGTTGTGGGTAAATTTAAATTACCTGCTGATATAGCAACATCGCCAACTGAAACTGTTAAATCTCCAGTTCCTTTAGGGGTAATAGTCATACCAATGTTTGCATCTGTACCGTCTGCTGCCCATGTAGTACCTGAAAGAGTTGTACCTGCTGCTACTACATTGGTATCGAAGGTTGTTGCATTAACACCGGTAAGTGTGATTGTACTATCAAGATTAACTGTAAGTGTAGAACCCGCACCTGTAGTACCTATGTTAGTTCCACCGGCTACAGTTACGTTAGTACCGGTAGCAGTTCCTGCATCATCACCTACAAGGTTGACTATTCCGCTTGCAGGTAATGCCTGAAAGCTAGGAGCTGAACCGGCACCGTTAGCCATAAGAACATGACCCGCAGTTGTTGCACCAGTTACAACACCGATTGTGTTATCCGCACTTGCTATAAGTACATCGCCTATAGCAACGGTACTAGGATAAGTAGCTGTACTAAATGCCGGTTTAGTTCCTCCTTGTAGAATTTGACCCGCTAATCCTGCCAAACCACCAAGTTGATTAGAGGAATCAGCCAGCACTACGCCTGCCGTTGCCCCTACCGCTGTATTATATATTCCGGAAATATAAGCTTTATCTATTTGATTTGCGCCGCTTCCAGTACCATTTCCTATTCTTAATTTATTAGATTCACCTAAAGTACCTGTAATATTAGAACCGATAATAATATTATAAGATTCTGCACCAGTATAGGCAGTACCATTCCCATAACCAAGCATTTCGTTATAGCTACCGGTTTTTGTTCTACATGAGCCACCGGACCCATATATTGAATTTCCTGAACCTGAGCTACAATAACTTAATACATCATATCCATAACCACAATTATTTGAGCCGCTCACTCCGGCATCCATAGCTTGTAAACCGCAAGCTATGTTATTACTTCCAGATGTATTTATTAAGGCATGCCAACCAATTCCAACATTACTTCCGGCAGAAGCAAACCCTCCGGAATCTTTACCAGCAAAGAAATTAGTTTCAGATCCACCATTATGGAAAAATCTACCTCCATCTATCTGAATCTGTCCCACCAAAGCAGTTGAATTAGGTAATGCTAAATTACCACCGGACAGAATAACATCACCTAGAGTTACCGTAACATCTCCCGTACCTTTGGGGGTAATGGTTAAACCTATGTTGGCGTCTGTTCCATCTGCTGCCCATGTAGTGCCACTCAATGTCGTGCCCGCCGCTACTACATTAGTATCAAATGTTGTTGCGTATATTGTAGTTACAGTTGGGTTAGCGCTAAAAGAAGGATCTGCTCCGGTATTACCAATAAGCACCGTACCATCTCCACCAACAGCTAACCAATCCAATGCTAATGAGTCACTGTTACCTACAGGTAAAGCGTGTACCGTTTGTAAGCCTAATTTAGCTTTAAGATTAGATGGGGCTACTGCTTTGTTAGTTACCGTACCTGCTAAAGTTTCTGCATCTGAGGCATATGTTACACCAGCCGGAGGAGCTTGAAACGTAGGTGCTGAGCCAGCTCCGTTTGCTGTTAAGATGTGTCCTGCCGTTGTTGCACCTGCTACCACTCCAATAACGTTAGCTGCACTGGCTACAAGAACGTCACCTATTGCAACTGTGCTAGGGTAAGTTGCTGTACTCCAACTTGGGTCTGCGCCTGTATTGCCTTGTAGGATTACACCTGTTCCACCTACGGCCAACGAGGATAAGCTACCGCCAACGTTTCCTACTTGGACGGCATGATTAGTAGTTCCATCTAAATTTACTGTTATAGTATTACCTGCGCCTATTGTGCCTATGTTATTCCCACCAGCAATTGTAATCGAGCCTAGGGCAGGAGTAGCTGATCCAATATCGCCAGCTAATCCAGTTAATGTTCCCGTGAGTCTTATTATTTGACCTAATTGTGACATGAGATCTCCTTTATTCTGAGTAAACTAAGGAGAAGTAAACATAACCTGTCGAAGGAACTCCGTTCTGTTTTACATATAATCTTTTAGCTCCTGGTAGATAGAATCCTCCGGCTCCAACTTGGTTTGTGGTTAAATCTATAACCATATAACCAGCAGCTGGTAAGACGAAATGGTCATTAATTCCATCCCAAGAAAATGTAAGTAATGCATCTGTATTATTTAAAACATGAACTATGCGAACTGGAGTGTTTAGTGATGTTCCAACTCCGACATATGCAGCCCCTACAGAGCTCCATATTAAACTTCTTAAAGGTGCCCAATTGGCCCTAACTGAATCATTATAAGGCATAATACCCTCCTTAAACCTTAATCATTTAAGTAATAACCACTGAGATAGATCAACCCCACACCCGCTCCAGCGGCCGAGGCGTATACTCTTAATCCCTTTTTAAATTCTCCAGTAGTTCCATTAGGCTGTAATGACATAGCAGAACCTATTTCTAGCGTTGTTCCATGAAGAACGAAGTCATTAGCTATTGCTCCGTCGTAACTTATGGTGATATCTACGTTAGATAGGTTCGATATGCGAATCATGAAACAGTGTTTAGTCAGACCCAGTGGATTGATAGAAACGTATCCTGCTCCCAGCAGGTTCGAATTCAAATTGGTCATTGTTATGGCTTTTACACTTCTTCCTGACATACCAATCTCCTTACATTAAAGGGGAGAGTGTCGTCTCTCCCCTAACTTTTTTAGCTTTAAGCGACTACCTCGCTGGTTTTATCGCTCTCGGCCTTTTCTTTCTCAGCGCGAATCTCTTCTGCGCGTTTCTTAGCATCTTCTTCCATCTTTTTAACATCGGCTATGGCCTCGGTTAAGACTCCATAGATCTCTTCCCAGTTAGCCCCTAGAGGAATTGCTAAGTCATATAAACGAGTAAACTCTTTACTTTCTCCGTCTACTTCTGCTGTGAATTTACGGACAAAGCTCATTACGAAAGAATTACGGTTGTAATCCATGATTATCTCCCTTTGAGAAATACGTTAAACATTACTTACTCTAAATAAATTATAAGGACCCCTAGGAGGTGAATCCTAATAAAAATTCACTTCATTCCTAGGGGTATTTAAAACTAATTATTAACTAGCTTTTATAATCCAGAATGTGATTATTACATCGCCGTTAAGTGCGGCTGCGCCGTTATTCTTAGCTGTAACCACAAAAGATCCTGCACCTGGCAGCACTCTCTGAACTGTCATCTGGGCATCGTTAGCTCCTTTATTAGCTAAAGTGCATAGAATTGCAGATGTTGCAGTACAGATAGAGTTATTAATTGTGAAGTCTTGGGATGAACCAGCGGCCGTTGTGATACCTGTAAATGTACCTACACCGACGTTGGCGTTAATAGTAACCGCTGCTGCGGCTTGTGAATCAGTTGCTGGAAGCATAGTAACAATACCGGCTGCATTGATAGCAATACCGCCTGTGCCACCTTGAATGGTTGTGGCGCTTGCGCCAGTTGTAGACCCTAGACGGCATGTATGCGCTGTTGCGCTTACACCAAGATCTAAGTTTCCAGTTCCTACATCAACTATCACAGAGCTTGCGCCTGTGCTATTACCGATAGTTACGGTTCTGGCTGCTGCACCTGTGCCCAGGTTAATATTGAAAGCATCAGCTCCGGCCCCGATATCAATTCTTCCACCAGTAGAATCTAGGGTTACTAGGCCTACTGCGTTAATATCAAGAACACCACCGGCTGTAACTGTGACTGCGCCTGTTCCTGCTTGAAGTGTAAGACTGCTTGCACCTGTTGTTCCCCCTAGAGTGACATCGTGAGCAGCTGCATCAGCGCCAATAGAAATAGCACCTGTTCCAGTTGTTACCGTAAATGGACCATTAGCGTTAGCGATAATAGTTCCAGCTGTTCCTGCATCGATATCTATTCCACCGGCAGCATCAGAAGCTGTGATGTTAATAGCATCAGCAGAAGCTAAGCCAGAAGCAAGAGTAAGTCCACCAACATCTGAGTGTATCCAGACACTAGCCACATCAGTGCCTTGATCCGAGAAGATATTGATAGTCTCGTTAACACCAGCATTGGCATGTAAATAGATAGCGTTTGCTGCGTTATCATCTGAATTAATAAGACATGTACCTGTAGACATCTCTAAGTCGTTTCCTGCGGTTAATTTACCAACAAGAACGACGCTATCATCCAGGTTAAGTGTAATTGTATTAGCAACTGTACCATCAGAGGTAATATTTGTACCACCAACTACATTTACAGCACCTGTTCCGTCTGGAACTACTGGTCCGGCAACGTCGGTTACATAACTGACAGCTGTTGCACCGGGGGCTGAGATTGTAATTGTTCCCACGCCTTCTACGATACCGATACCAGCACCTGCGGTAAGAGTACCCCATACAGGAGCTAAACCAGTACGACCAATAACGAGCTGACCATTTGTACCGGCAGAAGATGTAATTGCTCCAGCTGCACTAGAGAATAAAACACCAACACCCATTGCTCCGAAAGTTACTGAACCGGCAGTAACAACTAAATTACCAGCTGTGATTGTGGTATTACCAGGGTTAACAGTTAATGCACTGAACGACCCGCTTCCACCACCAGCGTTGATCCAAGAAGCGACATTGGAGACCACGCTTGTTAAAATATAGGCATCATTAAGGGCTTTATCGATCCATAATGTACCAATTTCATAATTCTTGTCCCTAGTCGTAGGGGCACGATTTGAGATTACCGGACTGTATTGAAACTCATTAAAGTCCGTGTAATCCATTGGATTATATCCCGCCATAGTCTTTCTCCTAAAAATGGGATTAAACTTCTATTACTACATCCATCATCCGGATATGCTAGGGCGCGACAAAGTTTTACGAGCTTAATCGTGTACATGTTTTTAAAGAGAGAGAGTTATGAAGAAAAAAAGACTGGTTATTGAAGTAACCGAAGAGTTTCACGAAAGAGTTAAGAAAATATCTTTAAAGAGAAATATCACTATTAGAAAGTGGGTTGTAAGGGCCATATTGCAGGCCCTTCAACAAGAGGAGAAACACGAATAATCTATAGAGATGGTAAACCACCCCATATTCTATCTACAACACCCTTAGCTTTACCCAATAGGCTATCATCTGGAGCTGGCATTAATTGTGCTTTAGGTTTCGATTCGAACTTAAACTCCGATGCTAGCTGATCTAATTTCTTAGAAGCTGCTTCTTCGATTAATACTTCGAAGTTCCTAGGGGCATAGCCTTCATTTTTATCCAGAATACTGCGCATAGCGTCATGACGAGCTCTAATTGCATCGTTATAAAAGCGCATGTGTCTTATAAGTCTCAATTTTCCTTCATCAGTCATCATCATGTTAGGAACGGTAGACATAAAGGCCTTTAAATCCTGGTCAGTTACTCTGTTTCCAAACACTGCTTTAGCATTCTTGATGAAGTCATTACTTAATTTTTCGAACTCTTCAGAGTCTGGTTTTAATAAAGACTTAAAGTTAAGTCCTGGAAGATGAACAGGTCCTACTCCTGGAAGAAATAGAGAAACCCCTTCGGACAGTGCCTGCAACCCAGCAGCCATTTTGGGTCCAGATAGCTTTCCACTCTTAACCAACTGTTCCATTCTGTCTAATTTATGAGTTGTTTCCCTAACGCCTTTATACTCTTCGTTCATCTTACTGATAGTAGGCCGATAGTATTTATCCATATCGACTTTTTCTTTATGAGCCTCACGTTTTTCAGTCGCAGAGAGTTTTTTCTCTTCCAGGCGCTCTTTCTGAGCCATCTTTTCGCGCTCTAGCCCCATTTGTGGAGGTTCGAACGCTCTGGAGATAGCCTCTTCTCGAGTTAATCCCTGCTGCGGCTGAGCAGTCTGAGACTGTGCAGTCATAGACTGTGACGCCTGTGCTTGCTGTGGTGCTGCCTGACTGGCCCCTAGCATCTGTTGTAGCTCCTGGGGACCACCTTTCTGCTGTAAATCGTATCTAGCCTGAATATTATCGCCTTGCTCTAGGGCTTTTAATGCTGGAAGTGCCCTAAGCCAGTTAGCGTGTTCTTTTTCTGGTACCTGAGCTAAAACGCTAGCCCATTTAGAGCCTAATATTGGCTCATAAGCTTTAGCGATCTTAGCCTGCTGCTGACGTTGATATACGTCCTGCATCTTCATCTGGGCGAGTTGGTCTAGCCATTGGCCTACACCCGCTCCTATATCTTTTCCTATATTGGCCTGTGGGCCACCTTCTATAAAAGCCATGATAACTCCTAACCCTGATAAGTTTCTTTATAACCTTGAGGCGAACCAGACTTAAATTGATTCAATAAAGCCATTAATTGCTGTAATTGATCAGATCCAAATCCAGGCTGAGCCTGACGCTTCTGGCCACCACCGAATAAATTAGCTAATCCTCCAGCTTCTGACAGTCCACCGGTCGCATATGCCATAGCTGCCCTAGCGGCCATTGGAGCTATAGCTCCTAAAAAGCCATAATCTTCGGGCTGGTGATAAGTATCAAATGCTTGCTGCATAGCTGGCCCCCTAAGAGAATTAAGCATCTGTAGATTAAACTGCGGCCTCATAGCAGCAAGATTAGTTTCTAACTCTGATCCTGCCGCCCCTAGGGCGCTTGTAAAGGCGCTAGAACCCATTCCGCCCTCTCCCATTCTGGTAAACATCTCTGCTATACCAGGAACGGTTTTAGTAGAAAAATTCCTGCGGGCTTGAGCCTCTACAGGGGCTAAATCTAATCCTCCACCTGGTTGCAGTAAGCCTTGAAGCTGCTGTAGTGCCTGGTTCTGAAACTGTTGCTGTGGTCCAGTAAGCGTAGGAATCTGTTGCATACGCTCTTTTTTTCCTGTTAACCAACTCATGAATCCCATATTAAACTCCTCTAGTTATTGTTTCATATATTCAATTACTATATATGTTGTAGTAAAAGCCGATCTATCAGTAGCATAAGTATCAGTATAAACCTTAGTCGCGGTTGCCCATAAAGCAATTGGTTCATCTTTTGAATTAGCTACATAAGGTAGTGGAAAATACAGCCTATGCGTAGGGTCAGTTGCTGCTCCATATAGCCTGGTTATAGTAAAACCCGGTCCGAATGAAATCCCGTGATCGACGCCCTTATCTGTAGCATTGGGTAGAGCCCCGAAGTTAATTACTTTACGGTATACCTGTCGAAAATCGTTGGGCTGGCCAGCAATTGGATTAAGATTAGGGAAAAAAATCTGGCCACATAGAAACTCAGATGTGTTGTAAACGCCCGTGTCTTTATTGTTTATAACCTGGCTTATGCTACCTATGTTCTGATAAAGACGGACCAAGAGTTCTTTGAACTCAGGGCTCGTCACATCCATAGAGTATATCTCCGACACATCCCATACTTGTGTCGTAGGTATCATTGCTCCTACATCTTCTACTCTCATCGCCTTCTCCTATATAAGTCTGGTTGATGTTGGCATGCAATAAAGTATTAATCCTTCAAGTTCGAATGCAGATTCGGCTATATCTGGCGATACCATCTGAGAATCGCTTAAATATAAGCGTAGCTGCACGAACTGACCTTCCCCTTGAAAATATATTGGGTGCCATGTTCTCTCTTGATATTCCTCAAGTGGGACCATGGTATAAAATTTAGTCTCTAAGATGTTATTACCGAGCTGACATCCAGTAGCCGCTGCCTCTTC